TCATCGCCCGTTCCTCGACGACTCGTCGGTGAACACGTACAGCGGGACGACGTTGCGCTTTCGCGCGCAATCCTTGTGGGCGTAGATGTGGGCGCCGTCGGTCGTGCGGACGCACGCGTTGGCCTCAGGCTCGGGGCAGTACGTGCAGTGGCGGACTGGCGGTTTTCTCAGAATTGGCATCATGGTGTCTTTCCGACCCGGCTCGGATAGGGACATCACCAGCGTGGGTGGCGCCTGTACCGGATCCGATACACAGCGGTGTATCAGCGGCGTATCGTCCAACCATGGCTGGTCAGACACCATGGACGGACACCCGCCTCCGTGCCGCATGGGCACGGGGCGACTGGGGCGCGGTGCTCCGCGAGTACCGACGCGCCGCAGGCCTGTCCCAGCGCGAGCTGGAACCACTCATCGGCATGCCTCAGCCCCACATCTCCGCCATCGAGTCAGGCCGGCGCCGCGTGCTCACACCCGAGGTTCAGGCCCGCATCACCGAAGGGCTGAACGTGCCGACCGACCTGACCGACGCCGAGCACACCGGCTGGGCGCCACCGCCCGAGCTCCGAGAACGGCTCGCGCACGCCCACACGACAGGCCGCGCCGACCTGCGAACCGCCAACTACCTGCGCGACGTCCTCACTCAGCATCGACGCGCCGAGGACGAAGGCAGCGGAGTCCCACTGTGGCACGTCGTCCGATCCCAACTCGACGCCGTCACACAGCTGCTGCCCAACACGTCCGGCGCCGCGGCCGACGAACTGCTCCTCCTCGCGGCCGAGCATGCACACTGGCTGTCGTGGGTGGCGTGGACAGAGCACCGGCCGGGTGACGCGCTCGCATGGCTGGACACGGCGCACGGCTGGGCCATCGACGGCGGGCACGCCGACATGGCGTCGTGGGTGATGCGGGTCCGCTCCTACTACTTCCTGTCGTCCGGCGACCCCGTTCGTGCGCTACGTACAGCGGAGGCCGCCCGCTTGACCGGGGGTACGTCGCCGGCAGCGCGCGCGGTGGCAGCACACCAGGCTGCCATGGCGGCGGCAGCACTAGGCGAGCGGCCGAAGGCGAAGACGCTACGCGACGAAGCACTCCGACTGGCACTCGAAGTGCCCGACGAGGCAGAGCGGCCGGGCTGGTTGTACTGGCTCGACCCTGCGCGCGCTCAGGCGCAGGCGGCCGAGGCGTCGTACGCGTGCCGTGAGTGGGCGGACGCGGCGGCCGGATTGCAGAACGCCCTGCCAGGGCTTGAGGCGTACCCGCGGGACCACGACTACTACGCGGCAAAGCTCGCAGACGCGCAGCGGCGAATCTAGTCGTTGTCGCGGTACGCCTCGACGACCACGGCGCAGCCATCCGTGCGCTCGTGAACCTTCTCCGTCAGCAGCTCGATGATGGCCCGCTCGTCCAGACCGGCAGTCTCCAGCTCCAGGTCTACCGTCTGTTGCGCTGCCGGCGGCTCGATGCCGTACATGCCGGACCCGTCCTTGATGACGTACGTGACGTGGAAGAGTTCTGTGGCCATGGCCCGGATCGTAGCCGGGGCTGGTGACAGCGGCGCCCCCGAGGGTCGGGCCTCGGGGGCGAGCATCGCCAGCGTACCGGGCGCGTGGACGTTTGACCCCGGACATGACGAAGCCGCCCCCTCCCGCGCACGTAGCGCAAGAGGGGGCATGGCGGTTCAGCGAGCGGTGGCCTTCTCGTACAGGGTGAGGCAGAGCGCGGCAATGCCTGTAACCGCGGCAATGGACGGCAGCGGCCAGCGGTTCTTCTCCAGGGCGTCGAGGCGCTTGTCATGGTCGTCGAGCTGCTTGTCCGTCTGGTCGGACCGCTGTACCAGGAGGGCGAGCTGCCCATCCACCCGGGCGAACCCAGTCTCCACAGTGCCGCGCAACCGCTCCAGTTCCAAGACCACCTGCCCCGACTCGGACGGAGTCACCCGCGGTTCCTCGGCACCCACCCGACAGTGGTCTGGTCACCGATCAGCGAGCCAAGCGCGGCCTTCACCACGGACAAGGCGGCCGGGACGGACGCGATGGCGGCGGCCTTGACTGCGCCGAGGCTGGTGAGGTCGAAGCCGTCGGCGAGGAGCAGGCCGAGGAACGTGACGGCGTACGTGCCGGCGGTGCGCTCGACGGTGTCGAGGATGAGACGGTTCATGGCAGGGTCCTTCAGTCGGTGAGGCGGGCGGCAAGCTTGTCGGCGACGAGCTCGGCGATCTGCTCGGCCTGCGCGGGCGTGAGGCCGGTGGTCTCCAGTGCGGCCACGCGGGCAGCGAGGGCGCGGGTCTCGTCGCGGGCCTGGCGGGCGAGCGTGTTGGTGTCGCGCTGGTACCAGTACGCGTCGCGCGTTTCGCCGGTGCCCTTGTAGGCCCAGACGTCGACGGGGTCCATGTCGTCCTCCTGCTCGGGGGGTGTGAAGGGTCCGGCCGCGCGGGCGACGATGCCCGGGAACACGACCTCGCGGAACTGACGGACGCGGGCGTCGCCAGGACAGCCGGTGCCGCCCTTTGCCCACTCGGGGTGGAGACGGTGGTAGCCGAACCCGGGATCGGTCCAGGACCGGCAGATCCGCAGCGGGATGCCGTGCGTCTTGTGGGCCCACACACCGACGTCGATCAGCTTCGGGATCTGCTCGGCCGTCCACGGGTCGGTGTGCTCCAGGTTCGAGGCGCTCTCCAGGGAGATCGCTCCCGTGCCGTCGTCCCGCAGGTTCGCCAGGTAGTTGGCGTCCGCTCGTGTCTCGGTCCCGATGAACTGGGCGAGGTCACCCTCGTAGCCGAGACCGAAGTGGCTTTCCAGGTTCGTCGAGTCGCGCCAGTACTCGTACGTCCGCTTCGCCGTCCACGGCGCAGCGATGCTGTGATAGATGAACTGCGTCGGCCGGATGGCCGGTTGGTCATCCGACTCCGGCTGCAGCTCGTACCGGGTCGCCCCGGGATACCAGGCCATCACACACGCTCCGGCCAGTGCCAGGAGCCACCCTCGTAGGAGCCGTCCGCCTTGGGCTCGCCATGGGTCACTTCACGGTTGAAGAACATGCCCTCGGGATTCAGCACAGCGAGATCCACGAGGAACGGACCGTGCACGGCCGTGATGATGGCGGCACGACACTGCGAGGTGTACTCGCCGCCCGGTGTGCCGTAGCTGACGTAGTGCACGATCCGACCTACAGCCGGGACCGGTTGGGACATGCGGGCCTCCAGATATGACGAAAGCCCCGGCCGACGGCGCGGGGCGGACAGGGGGTGGGGCCAGGTGTCAGGTGGCGGACTCGTATGTGCCCGTGATTCGGAGCTCGTTGCCGGTGGCCCACGCGAACGGGACGGCCCCCGAGACACTGGAGTAGTTGGAGACCGCCGACGATGCGGGGAAGAACGCGCCGGTGCCTGACGCGCCAGGGGAAACGACGATCTGTCCGCCGAACCGGCTGGCGCCGAGGGCCTGCGCGTTACCCACCCGCGATCCGGATGAGGCCGCGGCAGTGAACGGCAGGGTGAGCGACCAGGCGCCGGTGCCGTAGGTGGTGGTCGACCCCATGGTCAGGTCGATCTGGAAGTTGACCAGGCGGCCGATCTTCCGGTACTTGCCGACGACGCTGCCGTTCCCGAGGGCAGGGTTGGTCGTGACGGCGGTCCAGGTCGGCGTGTACGCCGTCCACGCGGCAATCAGGTCGGTGAACTGGTCGCGGATCTCAGCGTTCATCATGGCCGCGGTGACGACCTCGCCGACAACCCACGTGCGGGGTACTGCGAGAGCCATACGTCAGACCTCCAGGGTGGGGCGGACAGGGTCGGGCTCGGCCCACCAGTTCCGCTCGATGATGGGCAGGGCGGCGAGCGTCTCCTCGACGGCGGCCACGTCGGCGGGGAAGACGAGGTGCCACCATCCGGCGCCGCAGACCACGCACCACATGCGCGGGTCGGCCGGGCTGACGATCTGCGCCGAGCCACACGTGCAGTCGGCCACCCACCTGCTGTGGTTGATCCGCGCGTACAGGTCGCCGGCCTGCGCCGCCGGGTCGGTGGTGATGCGCCGCTGCTGGTGGTGCTCAGTCCAGCGAATCACCCGCTCGGCTGGGGCGGACTCGTCCCAGGCGTCGGGGGCCAGGATGGGCGGGGCAAGGTAGAAGTCCTCCGCCCTCGTGATCACTCGCATTGTGCTCCGATCAGTAGGCGAGGCGGGTAGTCGTGCCGAGGACCGAGTAGCTGGTGTCGTCGAGGACCCACACGCTGTCGGTGTCGGAGCGAGACGTGTGAAAGTCCAGGAAGTGCCGCCCCTGCAGGATCCGCTCGACGTACCCCTCAACTGTGGAGGTCACCGTGGCGGCCATGGCCTGGCTGGGCAGGGTGGTGACGGTCGCCACGCTGGAGATGTCCATGTCGAGCAGCGCCCGGTACGTGGTGGTGCCGAGGGTTGATGCCTCAACCGGGAGCTGTCGCATCTCCGGCTGCGGGTCGGCATATCGGATGATCGCCCACGTCGCAGCGTCCGCGACCGACTCGTCCGTGGTCTTCAGGACGTCGAGCTGCTGCTCGTACACGCCGTACAGGCTGATCGACTCGGCGTCCTGGATTCGCTGCGTTGCCCCGCCAGGCCGAGACGCGGTGATCAGGTTGATCAGCTTCTGGTCATCGTCGGAGAACTCCACGCCGGGGGTCTCCAGGTCGGCATACACCAGGCTGACCGCAGGCGTCGGGTTGTACCGGACCGTTCGCGCCTGGAACACCAGGTTCGCGGACGCTCGGTCGGCGAACAGCCGGCCGCCTTCCGTACGCTCCACATCCCGGATGTGCGACAGCGGAGACGAGCCGAGCTGGCCCTGTGACGCCACCGTGGAGAACGTGCCCGACGCGGTCACCCCAGGGATCCGTACGTACGACGCGAGGCGCGTCATACGGGCGTCTGCCGTCTCGCCCTCGTGGCCGTCAAGACCGGCCTGGTAGTGGTCGACGATGTCCGCGATCGAGGGACCCGGGCCGTCGGCCCCGTTGCGCACGTACGCGGCAACATGGCTGACCGTGCCCACCCAGTGCTGGCTGCCCGGGTCGGAAAAAAACGGAGAGCCAGCCGTCGAGCCGACGGTCAGCAGCAGCATGTCCGTGTGGACGCCGGTGCCTATGGCGTACTGGACGCCGTCGACCCACACGTCCCCGGACTCCTCGTCCCACACGAAGTGGTGAGGCTGCGAGTTGGCGAGGTTCGGAGTTGCGGCGGTGAGCGTCGTCGACCCGAAGGTCGAGTACTCCACGACCTGCAGCTTGCCCGTGCCGGACTCCAGCTTGAAGTAGATCCCGTTGTCGAAGGCGGGCGCGGATCCTCGGGCCCACTTCATGAACACCCTGCCGGTGGTGCCCGTGTTGAACCAGCACTCGTACACCTGATCCCCGGGAATCACCTCGCCCTCGGCTCCGGCAGACGTGAGCCGCGGCGACACGGTGCACTGCAGGCTCTTGCCGTCCGATGTCGACGCAGGTTCGAACAGTGGAGCGGGCAGGCCGTCCGACGGGGCTCCCGTTCCGACGCCGAACGTGAGCGCGCCGCCGGTGCCGGACTGCTGGATCGTCATCGACGGTCGTGAGTAGCCAGACTGGTCACCGCCCGACATGCTGCCCTCCGGCTCGGACAGCGGGTAGTACAGCTTCGCCCCGTCGCCCTGAATCTCCTCCACCACCATCGGACCCAGCGCCGGCCGCCGCGACGTCCACTTCAGCATGTCCGACGCGACGAGCTGCGCCTCAGACTGGAGGCCTTCCCAGCCCATCGGCCACGATGTGACCATGCCGAAGAACCGCTGGTGGTAGCGGGCGATCGACGACGACCACGACGTCACCGTGGCGGACTCCTCCACCTGCGCCTGGTCCATCCACACCATCGTCCCGGCCGCAGGCGGAGACGACGCCGACGTGAGCTGCAGCGTGGCCACCGCCGACGTTGTCGTCCACGTCACCGACAGCCGCTCGAACGCATCCGTCACCGTCGACGCCGCCGACGTGACGCCGCCGCACTTGATGACCACCGCAGGCGACCCGGCCGGCACGTACACGTAGGCCGAGGCCGTGTACTGCGTGCCGATCTTCAGCCCGTACACCGTGGACTGCAGGCCGCCGCCGGTGTTCACTCCCGTCCAGGTGACCTTCATGCCGAACGATCCGGCCAGGTGATGGGCGGCGTCCCGGCCGTAGGCCTGCGGCGCGTCCCCCGGGGTCGCCACCCAGCCATGGGAGTCCGACTCGAACGACGAACCGCCGGCCAGCCAGTTCTTCCCGGTCAGCGTTGTCACCAGTACCCGGACCGGCGTGTTCCTCCGCACGTTGGGGCTGTACGGAGACGACGCGTTGCCCGGGGTGAACCGGCCGTCCGCGTTGTCGAGGTCCACCGACAGGGTGCCGGTCTGAGTGTCCGACAACTCATCCGCCGCGCCCCGGGTGATGAAGATCCCCTCGGAGTCGGACAGCGTGACGTACCGGGTGATGTCCGTCCACACGATGTCCGTCGCGATCGGCGAGTACCCGAACCCCGCCTCGACCGTCACTCTGCTCATCCGATGCCCAGCCCCTTCCCGCCGTTGGTGCGCTTGTCCTTCAACAGCAGCGTCCGGATCTGCTTCGCCGTCGACACTGGATCGACCGCCCCCTGCACTGTGAAGTGGTAGTTGTTCACGGCCACCTGCGAGGCAGCCCCTGCAGCCCGGCCAGGCTGCGGCGCTCGCGCAGCCACACCCGCCGGCACCGCCGACGCCACATCCAGACGGCCCTGATTCACCGCGTCGAGGAACGGCTGCCCGTACTTCACCACCGCCGCCGCCCGCACCACGTACTCGCCGTTGGACAGGCGGGTCAGGATGCTGTCCGACGTCGACGTCCCCGGACCCCGAACCGCGCCACCGCCAGGGAACCCGACCATGCCGCCAGACGCGCGGCCCTGGATGGCGTCGGGAACACCGTTCGCGTCCTGATCCCACGACGTCGCCTGCAGGTAGATCCCGACGCCGACCCGCTCGTCAGGGATGCCGCTGAGCAGCCGTTCCGCCCGCGCGACTTCAGCCTCCAGCTGGGAGATGTTCGCCCGAACCGCAGCCTTGCGGGAGTCCGGCACCTTCTTCAGCAGCGACTTCGCCGAGTCGAGCTTGGCGCGCAGGTCCTCGATGTTGCCGCGCGTACGGATCGTCCGCTCGGGGATCGCAAGGTAGGACCTGGCGAGCGCCTCGGCGGCCGCCTTGTCGAGACCCATCTTCCCGGCATGGTCGACGAGCTGCTTCTTGCCCTTGTCGAGGACGCCGTTGACGTACTCGTTCGACTTCCCCTGCTCATCAGCAGCTGCTGCGGCGGCTTCGGTCTTGGCCGCCAGGTCACGCAGAGCGGCATCGTTGGCACGCGCCTTGTCCGAGTTGAGATCCAGTACGCCGTTGACCATCCGCAGCGACCGGCCGTTGTCCTGGGCGGCCTTCGTCGCAGCGTCGACCGCAGCCTCGTAGTCACTCATGGCGCCGGTGGCGTCCCGGTTGACGTTGCTCAGCGCGAACAGGGCCTGCCGCAGGCCGTCCGCGCTCTGCTTCTGCGCGTCGAGCTTGGCCTTCGTCTCCTGCGCCTGCCGGCCGTACAGGCCCATCGCGTCAGCCGCGAGCTCCTGCTCGAACCGGGAGTTCTGCAGCGCGGTGTCGTAGTCGTCGAGTTCGCCTGTGAACTCCTCGGCTGTACCGCCGCCCTTGACGTACTCCTCCGACAGCCGTCGGGCCGCGGCCGCCGCGAGGTCGGAGTTGCCGCTGGAGACGAGTGACGCCAGCGCCTTGTCGATGGCGTTGATGTTCTCCGTGGCCTGCTTGACCGGGGTGGAATCCCATGTGGCCAGACCACCGAGGGACACGATGAACTGTTGCACCTGGTCGGTGGTGCTGGGGTCGGTCAGCGAGCGGACCTTGTCGTACAGGCCGCCGAGGTCGGAGCCGAACGCGCGTGCCGCCTCACCCGTGGTCTTGCCGGTGGCGCCGAGCTGCTTCAGCGAGCCGGTCAGCTTGTCGACGTCCGGCGGCGCCTGCTCCGCCCCAGCCGACAGTTCCGACAGAGCGATGATCAGCAGGCCGATCCCTGTGCCCGCGATGGCCAGCTTCGCCGTCCGCGACAGGGTGCCGATCGCGGCGCCTGCTGCGGCCAGCGGCCCAGGAGCAGCGGCCGCCGCGGTTCGCATCGTCACCAGCTGCGTGCCCAGGGCGGCGATCGCAGTACGCGCCGCAAGCCCGCCGGCCGCTGCCAGGTTTACGACCTTGATCGCAATGGCGAGCTGCAGCAGCGTCGAGATCATCTCCGGTGGGACCGCGGCCGCCAGCTCGGACAGCACGCCGACGACCTGGAGCATGCTGACGCCGAGGTCGGAGCTGGCCTCCAGCACATTGATGAGAGTCCCCGCGAGGTTGCGCATGATGTCGCCGACGACCGGGCCCTGCTCGCGGGCCCAGGCCAGGAACTCGCCCACGCCCTGCCCGACCGCATCGGTGTCGAGCGTCCGCAGGAACGTCACCAGGCCGTCGTTGACGTCCTCCATCACCCCGGTGGAGAACGCCCCCATCCTCTGGGCGAACGCGTCGAACCCCGGGCTGGCGACCCCGCCGGCTGCGAGGGTGACCGTGCGGTCCAGCTCGCCGGCGAAGCCCTTCACCATCGGCGTCAGCTTCGGCAGAATGCCCTGCATCGCAGCCAGGCCGTGGACCACCGGCGTCATGGTGTCGGTGGCCAGACTGTCCGACCACTCCTGGTACTCGTCCTTGAACACCGACAGCGCGGCCGCGGCCTGCCGGGTCGCCGGCGGCAGCTGAGCCATCTGCTTCGCGTATGCGGTCTGCGCCTTGATCGCAGCCTCTGACGTGGCGCCGGACTCTTCGACGGCAGCGGCGTACTTCTCCTCGGCCTTCGCCGCATCCGACATCGCCGACATCTGCTTGCCGAGCGCGAGCGCGAACACGCCCGCCGCGGCCGCACCTGCGAGGACAGCCGGCGCGATCGGCGCCAGCGACGCGGCAGCCGGGATCGCGGCCGGGGCCAGGGAGATCAGCGACTTCTTGAACGCCTCGCCCGCGACCCCAGCCCTATCCGCGGCCTCCGCCCACGTCGTGGTCGGCCGGGCAAGGTCCCCAGTGCGGGTCGCCATCAGCGCAGCCGCGTCCCCCGCCGACAGGAACCGGCCCTCCATGTCCCGCAACCGGCCGTCAGCGTCCTGCGTGAGGGTAAGAAGCGCCTGCCCAGACCCGTCGGCCGCGTCCTCCATGGACTGCCGCAGACGGTCCGCAGACTCCCCAGCGTGGCCGAGGACACGGGACAGCTGATCCCGGCCCTCCAACACGAACGTCAACCGCTCCGCCACGGTCATTCACCTCCGGTCTGCTGCTGGGCCTCGTGCTGGTCGATCCACACGACGAGGGACTCAAAGTCCTCGACGAGGAGGTCGTCGACCTGGGCGGGCGGGATGTGGAGGAGGTGGGCGAACAGGCCGAGGTACTCCTGCCTCAGCTCGCAGGTGTCTCGCTCTGGTCGCTCGACTCGGTCTGGTTCGCGGCTTGGTCTTTTGGGCGCTCGGCAGCCAGACGCTCGACCACGGCCTCCGCATGCTCGCGGTCGTCCGCCAGCGGCGGGATGACTCGCATGGCCGCAGCGACTGTCTCCGGGGTGGCGTTCGCCTCCATCCACGCGAAGCCGGCGGTCGCCTCCGCCCACCGGGTCACCTCGTCCCTGTCGAGGCGGACGGTCAGCTCCTCGATCCCGGGGTCGAAGTCGCCGTACCGCAGCGTCGGCTGCCTGCGCTGGGCGATGACCCAGGCCACAACGCGCATGGCCTCGAGGTCATCGTTCAGCTTGTTCTTCAGGTCGGGCCAGGTTCGGTCCACGGTGCGGGCTGCGATGACCGTCTCCGATACCCGCAGGCTGCGGGCGTCGTACCGCTCCGGCTCCCCGCCGTCGGGGGTGTAGACGATGATCAACGGGTTCTCCTAGGTGATCTGGCGGCGGACATCGTCGAGGACCCGCGCGACCTCGGCGGTCATGCGGGGGGTGTGCTGGCGGACGGTCTTTTCCCACCACAGGGGGGTCGTCCACTGTGACGCCCAGCGACGCTTGTTCCCGAACACCGGGTGCCGGATCCGACCGTTTGCCGAGTTCATGACCCACGGCATGTTCCGTATGTCGGACGGAAGTGCAGAGCGGTCGATCCAGACCCGGGCCCCGGGGTTGCCGCTGGTCCGCACCGACAGTCGAACCGCCTCGGCAATCTTTGCCCGCAGGGGGCGGTTCGTCGGTGACGGGCCACCCCGGGACTTGGCCGCGTCAGACCGAATGGGCAACGTACGGATCGTCTGCTGCACGTCGTTGCGCATCGGCTCCGCCGCGCGACGGATCCGGCGCTGCATGTTCTGCCGCAGCCGTGGACCGCCAGCAGAGTTGAGGCGCCGGGACAACTCAATGAGCTGCCCCGTTCCGGTGATCTGAACGGATCCGGCCACGGGACACCTCCGTCAGAGCGTGACGTCCGAGCTCATGTACTCGATGCGCGGCTGGTTCGTGCCGTCGTACACGGCCGTGAACGTCAGAGTCGGCTTGATGACGTCGGGGCCGTCGACCGTCGGGGGAGCGTCGTCGAAGTGGACCTCGGGCAGGACGATGCGGAACGTCTCGTCGAACGTCGACTCGATGTTGCTGCCTACGAACTCCCAGACAAGGGAAGTGCCGGCATCGCTGGTGTGGAGATCGTCGAAGGCGGCCGAGACGTAGTCCATCTCAATCGTGCCCGTGATCTTGATCTGGTCGTTCGTGATCGGCTCAGCCTTCAGGCCGTCCGCGCCAGCGTAAAACCGCTCGGTGGCCTGCGGTCGCTCCACCTTCACACTGACCTTCCGGATGCCGTCCGCGGCCACCTCAGCCCCGTACGCGCCGACCCTGAGACCCATCTGACCGAAGTGGAAGACGCTCATCGCCGGGTACGAAGCGGCCGCGAGTGCCGACGTCTCCTCGACGTTCTTCGAGTCGAACTCGAACGTCGACACGAGCATCTCCCCGACGCCACACGCGAACTCACCCGACGTGATCTTGCAGCCGAGGAAGTTCTTGCGGACCACCGTGCCCGTGGTGAGCGGCATGCCGACCTGCACCGACAGGCTCTTGCCTGCCGTATCCGCCAGGGTGTGCGTCTGCAGGTACGCCGATGTCGCGCCCTGCTGCACCGGGGTCACCGTCGTCCCCATCAACGTCTGCAGCAGCAGGCCCATGTGCTTGGTGGTGACCTCCAGGCCGAGACCGCCCGACGCCTGCCGCTGCGTCACCACACGCCGCGACCCCAGAGGCAGCAGCCGCCCCGCCGCGATCCCAGCGCTCTGCGCGGTGGTCTTCTTGAGCTGCAGGCCCGCCTTCGTGAACTCGACGAACTTCGTCGGCGCCACGTAGCTGCCGTACGTCACCTCGGCCGCAATACCGAGCTGAGCGCCGAGACCGGATCCGATCGCCATGTCAGCTCTCCTTCCTGGTGGTCTTCTTCGCCGCGGCTACGCCGGGCTCCTCGACCGGCTCCCACGTGCCGGCCTGGCACACGTAGCCGTCGTAGCGGTCGTCGGGGACAGTGACGATCTCATCGGGGTGGACGGCCCGGGAACCGAGCTCCGGCACGGTGACCGGCTGCGGCCCCAGGAAGCGCACACGCGCCATGGCTGTACTCCTCAGGTGGGATGGGGTGGTTCAGATACGGGCGCGGCAGGAGACAGAGAAGTTCAGCCCTGCGAGCGCTCCGTCGTTGCTCTGTTCCTGTGACAGGTCGCCCGCCGTCAGGTGCGCCCACAAAACGGTGCCGCTCAGCGTCGGGGCGCCCGGGGCCACGTTGGTGGCGCGCAGTTCGGATTCGACGGTCGCGAGGATCTCGAACACCCGGGTACGGCGGAACGACATGTCCTTGTCGCCGCCCCGGGACTCGACGTACCCAGCAATGATGAAGTCCTCATCGCGCGTTCGGGCGCCGGCCGCGTTGAAGTCCTGCACGAGGCTGACCGCGTTGTCGCCGTTGGGCTGCCACCCGACGTACAGGACATCCCTCTCGGTCAGGTTCGTCGACGGCGGCCCGTCACAGATCCGTACGGAGGCGAGGGACGGCGCCGCACGCAGGATTTCCAGCAGCGCAGCTACAGCGGCAGGGACACGGGAAGTCGTCGCCATCACGCCACCGCCGGGGGAACCTTGTATGCCTCCAGCAGCTGAAGAACACGGTTCGGAATCGCGTAGCCCCAGCCCACGATGGGCTCGGTCACGTCGAAGTCGTCACCGCCGCCAACGTTCCCCCGGGCTGCCCCGTACTGCGTCCGCCACAGGTGCTGGAGCAGGATCAGCGCAGCAAGGCGGATGGTCTCCGGAACGCTGCCACGGCCGGCGGTATATGTGACTGTCCATAGCCCGCCACAGAACGAACTGCCGTCGAGCTTTCGGACAATGCCCTTGGTGCCGTCGAGGTACACGTCACCCACGTTGATGGCCTGCCCGCCAGTGAGAACGGGGACGATCGACGTCAGCGAGACCGCGGGCACGTTTGTCAGGCACAGAGTGGAGGACCTGCCCTCGATCACCTCCGAGACAGACCGGTTCTCCACCGGCCCCACGTACCGTTCGATCGGCGCGGTGAGAGCGTCGATGTACTTCTGGAGCTCGGTGTCGTGGGTGGTGGTGTCGATGTCCAGCTGGGCCTTGGCCTCGGCCAGGGTCACGAGCGCCATCGCCGCCTACTTCTTGGCCTGCGTCCGGCGTCGCGCCGGTGCCGCCTGCTCAGCGTCGTCCGCAGCTGTGGCCGTCTCCTCGACAGGCAGCGCGGGCAACGGCTCGGCCACGCGGTCGCGAAGCAGCTGAGCAGCCTCCTCGTCCGGCAGGTCGACGAAGCCGCCCTTGTCCGGCCACTCCACGCCGTCGCGGGTGCCGGAGATCTTGATCCTCATGCGGATGCGCATGGCGCACCTCCTTCGCTGTGAACGGGGGCGGGCCCGTGAAAACCCGCCCCCGAGCAAGGCCGGATCAGGCGGCGTTGCCGATGAAGTGCTTGATCGCACCGGTCGTGTCGACCTGGTCGCCGTCACCGCGCAGGATCGCCCGGTACGTGATCAGGTCCGTGTTGAACGCGAAGTCGTCCGACCGCTCAAACCTGACGGCCTCGACCTCCCGCACGAAGTACGTCGAGAAGTCGCCGAACAGGATGCTCTTCGCGCCGAGCGCGACCGCGGGCATGCTCGGGTCCGTGTAGACCGGCTTGCCGAGGATCATGTCCGGCGACCCCAGCGTGAGTGCCGGCTGCCACACGTACTGACCGTTGCCGTCCTTCAGCTTCCGGACGGTCGCGATCGTGGCGTCGCGCATCATCCACCCGCACGAGGTGCTGTTGCGGTACGGGGCGATGACGCTGTAGTACAGGTCGATCAGCTCGTCCGCATTCGGCGCGCCGGCCACGGACGCCGAGCCGGTCTTGCCGAGCGTCGACGCGGTCAGGACGCCGTTCGGCTGCGAGGAGCCGGTACCGGTCACCAGGTGCGCCCCGAACCCGTTGCCCAGCGCGCGGCCCGCCTGCATGGCCAGGTAGCCGAGCAGGTCCACGCCTGTGTCGTTGGCGAGCTCGTGCGACACCTGGAGCAGGAAGCCGTACTTGTACGCGTCGAGGGACACCTGCCCGAACGTCGGCTCGTTCGCGGTCAGCGTGCCCGCCTCAGCGACGATCCCGGCCGAGGCGGAGTGCGCCGTGGTCTTCGGGATCTGAAGCTGCTCGCCGGTCGCGGTCCGCAGCACGGTCGGACCGGCGGCCAGAACACCGCTGGTCTCGATCATGTGCTGGACGAGCTGGTTGTAGAACGAGATCGGCACGGTGTTCGCGCCAGCCCCGGCCGACAGCTTGGACAGGGTGCGCTGGTCCAGCGGGATCCGCTGGTCCGGCGTGATGTCCAGGGAACGACCGGAGACACCGGTCAGCCAGTCACGGACGCGCTTCGTTTCCTGGTCGGCCGCAGTGCCCCGGGCCTCGGGCGCCGGCTCCTTGTCGAGCAGGGCGCGGAACGCCTCGTCGGCGTCCTTGGTGCGCTGCTCGGCGGCGGCCATGTCCTTGGCGCGGGCGTCGATGGCGTCGAGGTCGGCGTTGAGCCGCTGGTAGGTCTGCTCCTCCTCGGCGGTCAGCTCGCGCTTCTCCGCCTCGGCCGCGTCGAGCAGGGTCTTGGCCTGCTCCCACACGTTGGCGCGGCGCTCCTGGAGACGCTTGATGTACTCGGGCATGTGCCCTCCTTGGGCATGACGACGACACCCGCGGGCCGGATGGCCAGGGGTGCCTGATGGGATGGGTGTAGAGGTGGGTGTCGCCCTGCCTCAGAAGGTGCGGCGCCGTTCCAGCTCGGCGCGCCGCTGCCGAAGCGCGAGAAGCGGGTGGGGGTCGCCCTGCCCGCCGCTCGCGAGGTCGATGGTGATCGGGGCCGGACGCCCCAGGAACCGGGCCAGCTCGCCCGCCTCCGCCGCGGCCCGGACCTCGGTGAGGTCGGCGCCGGCCTGCTCGGCCAGCGAGCGCAGTCCGGTCGAGGTGTCCATGTACGCAGGGGTGTTGACCGGTGCCACGTCGACGAGCCCGCCGGACAGCAGCGTCCGCAGGGGGAACCCCTCTTCGGTCATGCCCCAGTCGTCGGCGAACGTCCTGAACGCGAACGAGCTGCGGCGGACGTCGCCGCGGCGGACCAGTTCGAGGACGTCCTCGCGCGAGTCGGGGACGTCGACGCTGTAGTCCAGGCCAGTGCCGTCCGTGGCCAGCCGCAGCGTCCCCGCCTCGCTCGTACCGAGGAGCCGGTTGTCGTCGTGGTTGTAGCGGGCCATCACGTCCGGCCAACCGTCACCCTCCGCCTTCGCGAAGAACCCCGGATCGATTCGCTCGACGAACCCGCCAAGGTTCTGCGACAGCCGATTGAACTTCGCGGCGTACCCGCCGATCTGACGGGACTGCTCGCCGACCGCCCGGACCTCCACGAGGCCGCGCGTGACCCGACGCTCTTGCTCGGTCATGAGTCCTCCGGGGCCGTAGGGGCCTGGTAGTGGCCGGTGAGCGTGGCTCCGGCCTGGTTGAGAATCGCCCGCGCCTCGTCGGCGGACAGCATGACGCCCACACCGCTGCCGACCTTCTGGATCATCTCGACAATGTTGCGGGCGTTGGCCTGCACCGGGTCGAGACTGACGGAGAACGCCGACGACAGCGGCAGGTACGTCTGCCCCAGGCCGTTCGGCAGCGGCGCCTCGTTCTCGATGGCACGGACCTCGTCACGGTTGCGCCACCCCTGATCCAGCGCCATGCCGTGCGCCTCGTAGCGCGTCCTCAGGTCGGTACGGATCATCGCGTCCGCGTTAAACCGGACCTCTTCAACAGGCGGCCGGAGCATGGAGAACGCCATCTCCAGGCGGGCCAGCCACGGCCGCAGCGTCCACGTCAGGAAGTCGATGCTGTTCTGCTCGACCGTGGCGTACGTCAGGCTTCCGCCGGTCTCGCCACCGACCTTCTCCGGCGGCACACCGTAGATCGCGGCGACCTCGTTTGCCGTCGCCTTGATCGTCTCCAGGAACTGGGACTCGTTGGCCGGCACCGAGATCGGCCGGTACTTCACGCCGCCGCCCAGCGCGACCACGTCGCGCCCCGCCGCCGCGTCCTTGAACCGGGCCTTCAGGATGTCCGCCGAGTCCTTCGACACCTCCATGTCGGTCTCCAAGACCGCCGAGGGAGTCGATCCGTTGGCGAACCAGTCCCGCCCGAACTGCTGGGCCAGCAGCCCCGTCTCCGTCGTCGACGCGAAGTACGCGATCGGCGACAACCCGAGCGTCTGCCCAGGCAGCGTGTACGCCGGAATGTGGAACATCTGCCCGTCGTCCATGCGACGGCCCTGGAAGTACCAGACCGGAACCGGCGCCAGGTTGTCACCGATCGTCACGTCGTCCGGGTGCAGCCACTCGATCTGCGACGGCAGACCCATGGCGTCCCGGGCGACGATCAGCCCGTACGCGTTACCCCGTAGCGTCAGCGACGTCATCGCCCGATGCAGCCAGTTGTACCGCGTGCCGACCGCGGCCGGCTGCCGGAACAGTTCGGGCAGAGGCGACGGCAGACGCTCCTCACCGGCCACCAGGTAAGACTTCATCGGCAGGGATGCCACCGAGTCCGCCAGCAGCCGCGTAGCCGCGTACACCGGCGCCAGGCGCAGAGCCCGCTCCTGAGACGCCCCACGCAGTACCTGGTCCGCTCCGGACCCCCACACGTCCTGGAACGAGATCGCGCGCTGTTGCTGCCTGCGGCGGAAGGGCCACCACCAGCTCATGCCGATACCCCTCTCACCACACGTTGCTCAAAATGTCCCGGTTGGGTTGCGTCTCGACTTCGGCTGACAGGCCCCACTTCGCCAGCGTCGCGGCTACCAGCGGGCTGATGTCGACACCGACGTTGCGCCGGGCCCACGCCCACGCCTCGCCGAGCGGCCGCTTCTGCGCGCCCGCGAGGGCGACCGCCAGGGGCGGCGGGTCGAGATGGCTGATGGACTGGTCGGCGACCGCGTCGTAGAACTGGCCGGTCGCCTGCGCGATCTCCCGCGCCTTCGGCTGCACCACTGTGACGCCCAGCGACTCCTCCAAGTCGGCGATCAGCGAACCGGCCGGACCACCGCCGTCAACAACCCAGCAGCGCGGTTTCCACTTCTCCTGGAGCTGCTTGGCGCGCTCGACGACCCAGCCCATGCCGGGCTGGTGAGCGATGACCTCGATGTGCGTACCGCCCCGCCATGGGCAGGCCACCACGATCGAGGCCGAGTCCCGCTCGGGAGTTGCGTCCACCGAGAACGCGTACGGTCCGGTCGGCTTCGCCTTGGCGTCCGCCAGAGCCCGCCACGCGTCCTCGCCGATGACCTGCCACGTCTCAGCCCCGTCTGACGGGTAGTTCCCCACGCCGAGACGCTCACGCTCGAAGATGCCACCGCTGCCCATGCTGAGCCGCTCGTTGCGGACGTGCTCCGCCGTGATCCGGATGCCGAGCGCAGGGTTCGCCACCGCCCACGCAGCCGGATCATCAGCGTCCACGTGGTTCGTACATGACGGCCCGCACTCAGCTCGGTGCGGATCAACCGACCACTCGAAGTACGCCAGGGACGGATCCGGCTCGCCTACCTCCACAGCCGCCATTGCTCGCGATCGCAAACGACCAAGCTGTACCGACGGAGCGCCGATGCCAGCACTGCCGAGGTACCAGATCTGCGGGTTGGGGACCGCGGACATGGTCGGCATCAGCGCGCCCATGGCGTCGTCGCCCAGGATCATCGCCTCGTCGAGGATGTTGCAGTCCCCAGTGAAGCCACGCCCGGAGCCGCCGGAGCGGGCCAGGAAGCGAAGCGTCTGCCCCGTGACGAGCTCGATCGCCTCCTCGCCCGTCGTCCGCCGCACCCGCAGCACGCGCTTCCGCAGATCAGGGCACCCCATGATGAGCTGCTCAATCCGCTTGAACGCCACGATCGAGGTCTTGAACTCGTGCGCCGAGTGCAGGATCAGCTTCTCGCCGAGCAGGAACAGCCCGGCCAGCTGCCGGGCCTCGATGATCCCGCCCTTGCCATTCTGACGGGGCACGTTCACTGCGACCTCGAACGCCGCCCAGCGGCCGTCCTCTCGCTCGGACAACCCCAGGTCAAGGACATGCTGCTGCCATGGGTCCAGGTTCAGTCCGGCCAGCGCCGCCAGCTCGATCGCCTCCTGCCCCGACGAGGACAGTCGCGTGGCTGGCACGGTGGTGATCCGGGGGGCCTGATGCCCGAGAGGGTCAGGCGCCGAGACGCTTGGCGCGTCGAGCAGCGAGGTCATCGAGCGAGTCCCCCTCCTCGACCGGAGTTGCCAAACTGCAAAGGTCCTTCATGACGGCCCGAAGCTGGGCCGCGACAGCCGCCAACGCGGTCGGCGCATCCGCCCGGTCAGCCGACCGGGCAAGGCAAAGTGCCAGGTCAGAGAGCCCTGGGTGACGATCCATCACACCGAGGCGAGCGAGCTCAGCCTGCGTCGACTCCTCCACCTGCCCCATGCAAACCCCCTGAAATTCACTGAAGCAAAGTGGCGTTAGGGGTTGACAAGGCCCATGATCACCTCTTGGGATCGGGCCACGCGCAAAACCGGGAGATAAGTGCTTTTGGGTCGCCCGCCCCTGTGCTCAAAGAACCGGACCGCCCGGGGGTCACCAGTCGCGAGAGGCTTGGGGCATGGCCGGCTGCGGGAGCCGGGCGCGCTGCCGGTACCACTTGGTGGCGACGGCTCGCATCTCGGATGAGCGCATGGCTTCGATGCGTTGCATGACGACGTCTCGGCCCGGGTCGACGGCGATGATCTCGGCGTCGAGGCGCTTGTACTGGGCGAGGGCTTTGCTGTCGGGAAGGGTGTGGATGAGGTACACGTCGAGCTTGTCGAGGTGCTTGTAGGCCTCGTGGATGGCCGCGTATCGAGCCTTCTGGGCGACGCGCACGTGCACCGGGTCGTGGTTCCAGTGGGGTGCGCCGGGTCCGGTGAGGGCGACGGTGATGCGGTCGAGGTCGATGACGATGTCGCGTGCGGTGGCGTGGGCCTGGATCCAGCTGGACTTGCCTGCGGCCGGCGGGCCGGTGACGACGAACAGCACGGCGTCACGTCCGGAGTCGGTGGCTGGCAGCTATGCCGGTGACTACCAGGGCTGGAATGCCGGCCCCGAGTACGGCGTTGATGGCGGTCTCGTTGGCGAGCAGGCTGTCGACTGCAGCAGCAAGGACGATGAGCCATAGGCCTGCCGCCAGGTAGAGGTCGGCCCTGTCCGCCATCACCACCTCCGTGAGGCCCGATGCTGCCCCTGTGTCTTGATGAGCCGACCGTCATGGTCGTACCAGTCCACGGCGGCGAGGAGGACCCTGTCGCCTTCGAGGGCGAAGGAGGGGGACATGACTGCGGCACCGTCGGGTGCACCAGTCACGGCGACCTGGAGGATGGTGACGCCGCGCTCGGGGTCTTCGCAGCGCCCTGTCTCGACAGTGTTGAGGAGGTGCATGTAGGGCTTGAGCGCGTCTACCAGCTCGGTAGCAACGCAAAGTTCGATGGCGCCCATCACCACCTCCGTGAGGCTCGCGTCGGGGCTGTGGTGCCTGTCCTGTTGCCCCTGGCCGAGTTGCAGCGTCGGTGCATGCTGCGGGCGTTGGCGGGGTCGAGGAGGCTTCCTCCGCGCGACAGGGGCACGATGTGGTCGAGCGTGAACGACCACGGGGAACGCGGGTCGAGACGGGGGTTGATGTAGCCGCCGCAGCGTGCGCACGGGAGGCCGAGGGCTTTCTGTGCGGCGACGAGGCGGCGGTAGGGGCGCCCGTTGCGGGGGTTGCTGGGCATGGCGCCTCCTCGCTGCTGCTACGGGGTCTGGGCGTCCTTGGAGGCCTCGGCGTCGCTGCGCTCCTGGGCTGCGTCTCGTGCTGCCTGGGCGGCTTGAGCGATGCCGTCCATGTAGGCGTCGAGGTACTGCCCTTCGGTGAGGGTGATGCACTCGGTGGGCCACGGCTCGGAGGGGATGCTGCCGTCGGCAGCGGGCCGGGCGGCGACGGCGTTGGTGCAGTCGGCGATGGCGGCGGCACGTTCAGGCCAGATGGTGGGACTCTCGGTCGCGGTGGGTGACGGAGCTGTTGGAGGGCTGGTGGCCGTCGTGCACGCGGTGAGGGTGAACAGGAGGCCGGCGGCGGCGAGGTGTCTGCGCATCGGGTCAGCGTGTCGGACTGCGCCGCGTTCGGGTGGCGTTGTGTCCGTGTCGTGACATGCGTGCGGCCCCGACCGGGGGTTGGTCGGGGCCGTGTCACCTTCGCCCTCATCCGGGCACGCCGGAAGCGCTTCTGACTGTAGACGAACCGTCTCGTCTCTGCAATGAGGTACGGGAAAGCCCCGCTCCCCGGGCGCTGTTCCGGGGGCGGGGCTGGGGTCCTCCGTCCGGGGTCTGAGGTGCAACGGGCCTCAGCGAACGAATGTGATGGTCCTACGGTAGCGGCGGCCACTGACAGGCCGGGGGCTACGGCCGCCACGCGTCCTGGTAGTCGGGGTGGTCGGCGTAGGGCAGGCCAAGGAGCGTGATCACTGGCAGGACGACCTCACCGCGCTCCGCCAGGTTGGGGTACGGGTACTTGTCCGTGGCGCTCGTGTTGATCTTGTCGAGCCAGTAGGCGCACTCGTCGACGATCCGCCGTTTGGCGTCGATGTCGGCCAGCACCCGCGCGGGATCATGCCGGGCGATGTGGGCGACGAGGCCAGGCTTGAGCGGCACGGGCAGGTCGCGACCATCGGTCGTCCGATGCCCGTAAGCCAGCACGTGACCGTTCCGAGTCCGCAGCACATCCGAGCCGTCCGCTGTCCACTGCCCATCCCATGGGGCACTGCCGTCCTCAACCGCGCGGGCGGTCGCGGCGTCTTCGTCGAGGCGGGCGCGGAGGAACTGCACGAGGTCTTCCATGCGGTCCATCATCCCTTCTTCGGGGCGGGCGGTGGGGTGGTCTTCTTCGCGGCGTCAGCGGCGGCCTGGGACTGCTCGTTGCGCTGCCGGAGTTCGGCGATGGACATGGTGCTCTTGTACTCACCCACGGCGGGCTCCTAGCGGGTAGACGGCCCGGGAGATGCCCGGGAGACGGTGGTAGATGGCGCGGTAGACGTGCAGGTCAGGCGGCGTCTACCTGGGTGGGAGACGGGGACGTCTCCTCGATGGGGAAGTGGGCGTCGAGGGCTGCTCGGTAGACCCCCCGGGTCGGCACCCGGCCCACCTTGACCTTGGGGTCGGTCGGGACCCCGAGGGCCTCCAGGCGGGCGCGCAGGTCGGCCACCTTCCAGCCCTCTCCCTGGCCGTGCTTCTGGAGGTGGGTGAGGACCTCGGAGAGGTGCACTGCGGGGCGGTCGCCGAGGACCTCACGGAGGAGTGCGACGGCGGCTCCGGCGGGGTCCTC